CTGGAAGAAATGGAAGCGGACGCAAAGTTACTGCTTGCTGCAATTCCAGCACCCGTCAAACCTGTGCCGCCCGCGGTTGGAGCAACCAGCCCCGGCGCACCCCTGACGGGCGAAACCGAGAAGGATAAGCGCAAGCGCCTTCTCACATAACCATAACATTGGAGGTCTCAAATGACCATTGGACTTAATACCTGGAGTGATGTTAGCTCAATCGCTCAGTCAGTCCAGGAAGATGCGCACTTCGTCGTACGGGAAAGCTACATCCTTCCCGGCCTTGTCACCAACTATGGCGACATGAGCGGCGGAAACACGCGCAAAAGCTACGCCTATACCCAGCTTACCGCTGGCACACTTGGCGAACATACCGACATGCAGTCCACCCTGTGGACGCCCGCAGCCGATCAGACCCTGACCCCTTACGAAATCGGGTTGATGGCGTTTGTCACTGACCTTCGGCGCGACAGTGAAGCACCGGAAAGCATCATCACCGACGTGGATCGCGAACTTGGCTTTGCTGCTGCCGATAAAGTCGAAACTGACATCTACGGCGACTTCGCATCCCTGACCGGTGGCACGGTTGGCTCAGTTACTCAGGCTCCGACCTGGGGCATTCTGTCTGCTGCAATTGCACAGGCGCGCAACGCATCCAAGAACAACAAGATCCCGCTGGCCTGCGTCATTCACGGCTACGCCTGGCAGATCCTCGCCAAGAGCGCATCCATCGCCGGATCTTCGATTGCCCAAGCCCCCAACTTCACTGACGAGATGACCCGCACCGGCTACGTCGCACAGTTTGACGGCGTGCCGATCTACCAGATTTGGCCCGCTACGCAAGGGACCGGCGCTGGTACGGGTGGCACCGCCTGGTCATACGGCGCGGTGTTCCCCAAGTCGGCTTTGGCGCTGGATTGGCGTCGCCCTGTCCGCGTTGAAGGAGAGCGTAACGCCTCCCTGCGCGGTACTGAATTCAACATGAGCGCGGTCTATGCTCATGGCGTGTGGCGTCCTACTCTCGGCGTGCAGATCCTTCAACTCGCCAACGTTCCGAGCAACTAGGAGATATGAGATGGCACACTGCGAAGATGTTCATGGATTTGTGGCAAACGTCGGTATCATGCCGACTGGCGCTGGTACTGTCCTGGTTCCTGTGTTTTACAACGATCCCGAGAATGGAGACATCACCATTATCTCCGCTTGGTCAGTTGTAAGCGGTCTTGGGACTGCTAACCTGAACTTGGTCAACCTGGGTACGTCTGGAACCGTTCAAGAAGCGGTACTCTGGACTCTCGGCTCGGGCGGGACAATGACCGTTTATGACGGTTATGTTCCGAAGCTGGGCGCTTCCGTTTCGCCCGTTCTTGCCGCTGGTAAATGGGCCGGCGTAAAGAACGCAATCGGAACCGCTGGAACCCTGACCCTGGTGGGCTTCAACTACCTCAAGGGTGTAGGGTAATCTGATTTAGCGCCCCGCCGGAAGTTATGAACCCGGCGGGGCAGAAAGTTGTACGAGATGGCCGATGAAGTAGCACCACAGAATCTTAACAAAAAAATAGGCATACACGCGGTCTCGAATGCCGTCTGGGCTCAGACTGGATACGGTGGGCAGATGAAATTACTGCTCCCCCGTTTTGCAAAGCTCGGTTACCCTGTTTCGATGACAGCCTACTACGGGCTCCAGGGCCACATGCTAGCCATTAACGGGATGAACGTCTTTCCGATGGGCTATCACCCATACGGGATGGATGTGTGCGCCGGAAATGCACAGATAAGCGGGGCACGTATCTTGTTGACCTGCCTGGACGTGTGGGTGTGCGAGCCGCAGATGTTTACCGGGGATGTTTTCTGGGTTCCCTGGTATCCGATTGACTCCGAAACGGTCAATACGATGATAAAAGCCAAACTCCCCGCCGCCTTTGACATGATTGCCATGAGCAAATTCGGGCAGCGGAAGGTCCAGGAACTCGGCCTCAAAACCCACTACGCTCCCTGCTGCGTGGATACGAACATCTTCACCCCGAAAGACCGCGAAGCCTCACGGGTGGAAGTCGGCCAACAGATCACCGCCCCACTACCCAAAGACGCCTTTACTGTGTCTCTGGTTGCGATGAATAAAGGCAATCCGTCCCGGAAGGCGTTCTACGAACAGTTCCGGGCGTTCAAGGCGCTGCATGACAAACATCCCGATACAATCCTTTACGCTCATACAATCGCGAGCGAAGCCGGGCAGCAGGGCGGCGTCAACCTGGTCGAGATGTGTGAACACCTTGGATTAAAACTCAGTGTAGACGTGATCCTGCCGAACCCGTTAGCAATCGTAAATGGCTATCAGGATACTTTCCTGAGTTCAGTCTACAACGCTTCGGATGTATTACTTTCCGTGACGATGGGTGAAGGCTTCGGGATCCCGATAGTCGAGGCACAGGCTGCTGGATGCCCCGTAATTATTGGCGACTGGACTTCCATGTCGGAACTCAAATTCTCTGGCTGGTCAGTGGACAAGTCGGAAGCCTCTGAGTTCTGGACGCCACTAAACGCCATTCAATATCTCCCGAAGTGGGAAGCAATCGCAGATAGACTGGAGCAGGCTTACCAGATGCGAGGCGATCAGGATTTACGCAAACTCGCCCGCGAGGGTGCGCTGGCGTATGACGCTGATAAGGTCATCGAAAACTATTGGACGCCCATCCTGGCGGAGATTGACGCCAAAGTGAAAGAACGTCCGACATTCACGGTGCCAGCATGAACCCACCCAATGACGCAATTTTAGTCCAGCACGTTTCCGAGAACTGGGAAGGCGCGAACATGTTCAAGGTTACCGCCGCCCGAAACATCGAATATATCCTGAGACACAAGATGGATTACCAAATGCTGATCGCTGGTCAGGATATTGACAAAATCGGCGACTGGGCGAAAGTCAGACTCTTGCGCCAGACGATGGAAATCGAGCAGTATAAATACATTATCTGGCTGGATTGCGACACGGTGATTATTGATATGGACGCAGACCTGCGAGACGGATGCCCGCCTGACAAGATCGGGGCTTGCCGCCATGTCCTGACCAAGCCACCGTATAACCTGAATCTCGACCATCTGAATATCGGTGCATTGTATATCCAGAACACCGAAGCGAACAAGAAACGGATGGATGATTGGCTGGCAGGTTATCCTGGCCCTGAGACTCCGGCATGGCGAGAGCAGGGCGTATTCAATAACATCGGAATCGGTGTCGAGATAGATGCGAAATGGAACGCCACCGGAAAAGTAAACCCATCCCCGAATCCCGTAGTTTTAGGATTTCACGGGCAAGGCGATGTAAGAGGTAGGTTTGACCAGATGTGTAAAGCGTTAGGAAAATAAGGAGCAAATATGGCTGAAACATTACAAGAACAACTAATCCGTGAATTTTTCGACCCGCGCTATTTCGGCGATCCGCACGACTTCGCCGCACGCGACGAGATTTTGGCATTACGTGCGCGCGTGGCAGAATTAGAAGGCAAGAAACCCGGCAAGGCCGTGAAGGGCAGCCCCGCGAAACTAGCGGACGAGTCTGAATAAGGTGAACTAATATGGCTGCTCGCGCGTCAATGGCTGACCTGCTCCTGACCTTGCGTGGACTGACCGCGGCAGGTTCGGCGGAATACACCGTCAACGGAAATTCGTTCTGGACAGATGACCAACTCCAGACCGTGCTTGATCGGCATGGTGTCGCGGTGCGGCATGAGACACTTCAACCCATCGAAACTTATGGGATCGGCGGGACGGTGACATATCTGGACTACCAGTCGCCGCGCCGGTTTCTGGAAACCACGTCCGGCGGCACTTCCCGCTTTGTCATTCAGGACGAAGGCGGTACGACTGTCGGCACGGCTTCTTACAGCGTGGATTATCCGCGCGGCTTGGTTACGTTCACCGCTGATACCACCGGCCTTTCCCGCTTCCTGACCGGCTATTCGTATGATGTGAATGCCGCGGCTGCGGATGTGTGGGGGCAGAAGGCGGCTCACTATGTGACTGCATACGACTTCTCGACCGATAATCACAACTTGCGCCGCAGCCAGATAATCCAGAATTGCTTGACCATGAGTAAGGAATACGCATCCGGCGCTGCCGTATATTCGGTGACAATGGAACGGTCAGACACATCTGGAATTAGTCGCCATTACGACTCGGATTAACCATGTTTCCAACCGCCGAACTTACTGACATCAGAACTGAACTAGAGACCCTGCTCCCTGACCCGGGTACGATTTCGTCTCTGACACGTACCAGTGACGGACAGGGCGGATGGTCGGAGGCATGGGGTACGGCCGGAACTTGTCAGTGTCGCCTGGACTTCATCGGCGGGAAGGAGTCTGTGACTGGCGGAGCGCTCGTCCCATATTCGCGGGCGATTGTCACACTACCACAAGCAACGGTCATCACAGAGCAAAATCGCTTCTCACATTCCAGCGGAACTTATACGGTAGAGGCGGTGAATATGGGAAGCTGGCTAGGCGTGAAGAGAGCCACGGTGGAGAAAATATGACCGTAACCCTTGACACCGCCGTTCTGGATGCCATGATTGCCAAAGACCCGCAAAAGATAGCGGACGTGGTAAGCAAGACCGCGTGGCGTATTCTCACGGACGCGCGCCAGATCACCCCACGCGACCCAGCCCGCCCTCCGCAAGACCTATCGCGGCCTGTGTCTGGTGAACTGCGGGCGAATAGCGATGTAGTGAAAGACGGGATAGGACTTGTCCAGCGGATTGAGTATTACCAAGAGTATGCTGCATGGCAAGAGCTTGGGGTTCCGTCAAACAACATGCCAGCCAGACCATTCCTGACCCCGTCCGTCGAAAAAGCCGCGGATCAGTTTACGACCGATTTAGCAAAGGCGATAGAAAATGTCTAGCCAGAATGTCCTGAATACTGCGATTTACACAAGGCTTGCAGGGACCGCCGGGACCGCGCTGAGTTCCTTACTTGCTGGCGGAACGGCTGTCCCTTCAGTCTTTTTCGAGCAGGCTCCCGATAACGCGTCTTTGCCTTACGTCGTGTGGCTGTACCCGAGCGAGATTGACCAGAACCTTATAAGTCATCGGATGAAAGATATCGTACTGCGGGCCTACGCAGTCGCCGCCGCACCCGCGCAAGCTGGGACGATTGACGCCGCGATTGACACGCTGCTGCACGAGCAGGAATTAACCATCGGAACGCCGTGGACAAACATCTGGCTACGTCGAGAGAATGGATACCAACTAATCAGCACGAGCGAAGCAGGGCTTCGCTACTACACAAGCGGCGCCGATTATCGCGTCGAACTTTCGAAAGGATAAACACAAAGGAGATATACAATGTCGGAATATTATGGAAAAGATTTGGTTTTTCAATGGATCGGCACCGCGGGCACAACCGACATGTCGGAGTACCAGCGCGGCGCATCCTTCACCCCAACCGGTAAGATTGACGTGAACACGACCGGCGCGGCCACCTACGAAGGGCGTCAGGTTGGCGTCAAGGACTTCAACGCATCCTACAAGGGATTGGCGCAGGCCAACGCCGCGACTGGCGGAACATCCCTCGAGGACACGCTGCGCTTCGGCGAAGTCGGCACGATCATCCTCGGGCCGGAAGGCACGGCCACGGGCAAGCGCAGGTACACCCTGCCTGTCATTTCGCAGGGATTGCAGACTAATTTGCAATACGACGCGCTGACCGAACTCAACGTGAGTTTCGTCGGCAACGGAACTGTAACTTACGGTGCATATTAGCCCGCTGTGCGGGAGAAAGGTTTTACATGACCAATAAAGACACGAACGCCTTTGCTCTTTCCGATGGAACAGAGGTCAACTTCGATTTCTCAAAAATCACGCGCAAAGAGTACCGCGCGATATTTGACCCGACCCAATCCAATAAAGAAGGCGACGCGACGGTAACAAAAATAACCGGATTGACCGATCTGGACGAACTCAATCAACTGGACTGGTCCCGGCTCCTTCGTGAGATTGCAACACGCGCAAATAGACCGGACCCTACCTAAGCCAGGTCGTGTATAGCGCCCTGGCCTTAGGAGATGGCGTACCAGACGAACTTGTGCGCTGGCAACTGGCGGAGACATTCGGATGGCCGCTCGAATATATTGACGGACTGTCTGTCGCCGACCTGAATCAATACATATCCGTTTTGGACGGAAAGGCGCACGCACACACAAGCATAATCAAGAGGTGAGACCATTAGTACAAAAATCGCGACCTTATGGGCTGAGCTCGGAGTAAAGGACAATCTAACCCCACAACTAAAGAACGCGAAAACGGGGTTGGCTGGATTCGGGCAAAGCCTACTTGGAGGCGTTGGCGGACTGGTTGGCATTACGTCTGCCGCGGCAGTCGCGGGATTAGCAATCAAGGGATTCAATACAGCCCTGGCTGCCGCCGCTGAAGCAGAGACGGCGCTTGTTACGATGGGGGCAACAATTCAAAGCATGGGCATCGAGAGCGAAATCAGCGCCGGAAAAGTAGCCAGACTTGCCGAAGCCCTGATGCCGTTGACCAACTTTGACGATGAAGCTCTGATGAAAGCATCCGAGATATTCATGCGGATGGAATCATTCGATCCGTCCAATTTAGAGCAGATGTTACAAGCCACCGCGGATTACGCAGCCGGAACGGGTCAGGATATGGCTTCCGCCGCGCAAGCGGTTTCAATGGCGCTAGAGACGGGGAATACCAGGGCGCTGAAATTCTCGAAGGCTATCCGAGAGCAAATCACCGAAATGGTTACTGCTGGGGATTCCGCCGGTGCATTGGCGCTTATCATGAGTACGCTAAACGACAAGTTTGGCGGCCAGGCCGTTGCCCAGATGGATACCTATAAGGGCTCGACGGTACAGCTAAAAATAGCTATGGGTGAATTCTGGGAGAAAGTTGGGGATGGGTTGGAAAAGCAGGGTAAGGATTTCAATGTCTGGCTAACCGACAACGTTGTTGCTTTGACCGGAAGCGTAAAGGCGGCAAATCTTTATAGCGCATCCATAGATTATGCTTTCAGGAAAGTTGCCGGAACCGAACTGTCCTGGATAGAAAAAAGTAGTTTCCATTGGGCACTGCATAGCAAGGCTCTCAATGCGGCAAAAGCAGAATACGAACAATGGGCCGCATACGGCGATAGAGTAAACGCCTGGCTGGATGCACAACCGGAAAAGATAGACGAAAACACTGGGGCGTTCGTAGACCTTGCCGCTGCTGAAAAGGCCGCTGCCGAGGCCGCCAAGTTGGTATCTCAAGGATATGCTGACCTATATTCTACCGTCGGTACACTGCAGGGCGTCACAGACAGTTACAACAAAACGCAAGACGATTTGATTGTGAAACAGGGCGACGCGCAAGCCGCAATTGACGCGGCGAAAGGACATTATAGCGAAGCTGGCGAACACATGCAAGGACTTCGCCAAGACTTGGCGGATGTCAATGCCGAGTTAGCCGCCGCTGCCCTTGCGTTCGAGGATGAAAGCCGCCGCGCTATCTTGGTTATGATGGCACAAAAACTTAGCGCGGATGGATGGCAAAAGGGTGAGATGGAAGCGCTTCTGGCGGTGGGTGAGGCGTGGGGAATTTATAGTAGCGAAGTTATCACGCAAAGCGAAAACATCATGGGCGCATTGGAGAATATTGACACCACTTCTCTGGGCGATTTGCAAGCCTACGCAGAATGGATGATTGCCAACCCTAATATCACCATGTCGTTTGATTATTTCGAGACGCATCACATCACCAGCATCAGCGATTACATCAGCAAGACCAATCCCTACGCCCCCGGCTCGCCGGATTGGCGTATCTGGAACCAGGCCAACGGTTACGCGGGCGGCGGATCGTTCGTCGTCCCGTCCGGTTATCCCAACGATTCCTACCCCATGCGGGTGCAATCCGGGGAGCGCGTTTCGGTGACGCCCGCGGGCGCGAGCGCTTCGGATAATTCAGACATATTGCAAGAACTGCGTGAGTTGCGAACCTATCTTCCGCGTTCTATCCGGGACGCAGTGCAGCAGGTTGTTCAATGACAGTCTCCGCTACTATCGCGCTCGAAGCCAACTTCGCCGGGACTGCCTGGACGGACATCTATTCGGACGTGCGTATCTCGAACGGTATCCAGCTTTCACGCGGAAAAACTGGCAATACGCCGTGTGACCGTATCGCCTCTACTGGCGTAATGTCTTTTGCGATGGACAACTCCACGCACAATTCCGGCGGGACATTGGGATGGTACAGTCCGGACCATGCAAATGTTCGTTCCGGGTGGGGGCTTGGAATGAAAGCGAGACTGAAGATCACCTACGATGGCACCCCCTACTATAAATTTCGCGGCAAAATAGATAACATTGCGCCCGCGATGGGGGCGTATCGCGAACGGGACGTAAGCGTTTCGGTTGTTGATTACATGGACGAATTGGCAAGTCATAAACTTGGGTTGATTCCGGCAAAGTCAAACGTGCGCGGGCAAGAACTGCTCGCCGCGGTAGTAACGAATATGCCGAATGCTCCTTTAGCAACGGATTACGATACCGGCGATAACATATATGCACACGGACTTCATAGCGAAAAAGACGAACTCACCACCGGGATGAACGCCTGCCAGAAGATAGCACAGACCGGGATGGACGATATTTGCGTCACCGGTGACTTGACGGGCGGGGAGACTCTCGTCTACCGCTCCCGGCACGAGCGCATGAAGATTGCGTCTTCGGCTGCATCGTTCGACGATAGCATGACCGGACTACGGGTACACCGCTCGCGCGACAATCTATTCAATCAATTCAAAGTCACCGTACACCCGTCGCAAGAGGATACCTCCCCGGTCATTCTCTATTCTATTCAACGAGAAATCAGTCTGGCCCCCGGTCAAGCTTACACGTTCACGGCGCGCTATACCGATCCGCTTAGTTCGGGAGCGCGGGTAAGTGCCAGCGGCATGATTGCCCCGGTAATAGATGTTGATTACTGGATGGCCTATGTATCTGAGGAAACGGTTACTACATCCTCTCATGCCACAAAAAAGAAGGTTGCGCCCGCCTATGTTATGAGTGCTTCTCTGGGCGTCCAGACCTTTGATGAAACCGGAGTAGCCGGAACGTTTGGGGCGAATAGTTGCCAGGTGACACTTACCAATAACGGGACGAAACAAGGTTTCGTGACTAGATTCAACCTGCGCGGATACGGGCTGTATGAGTACGATCCGGTAGACATAACCGGCGAAGATGGCACAAGTACAACCCTAAACGGCGATCACCCGCTGAATTACGACATGCCCTATCAGCATAACCGGCATGTCGGCGAGGACTTCAAAAATTACTTTGTGTCACGCTATTCTACCCCGCGCACGGTCGTTGACTCGATGGAGTTTATCGCCAATGCCAGTGATGCAATTATGAAAACTGCGCTCTCGCTGGACGTCGGCAGTCGGATTACATTACGGGAAACGATGACAGGTATCAACACGGATTACTTTGTTGGACATTATTCTTTGATTATCGAACCGACTGGGGTTATCCGCTGCGTTCTTGGTGCGCTGGAACCGGTGGACGATACCGTCTGGTTCATAATTGGTTCGTCAGATATAGGCTCAACGGACGATCACATTGCCTACTAGGAGATAAATTATGGGTTACACGGCACCGACATATACGAATTGGGATACCGGCGGGCATGTGGTATCTGCCAATATAGATACGGACATTCTGGATAATATCGTTTACCTTAAGTCTGCCGCGGATAGTCGCGCGGTTGCGGTAGAGGTATTCGAGGACGATATCCCCCTGTCTACCGGGACTCTCTTGCGTATTCTGGGCCCTATGCCGTCGTTGATGGCTGGATATAACCTGACCAAAGTCACGGCGACGGTTTTCGCAAAATCCACGTCTGGAACTCCAACTGTTGAAGTTTTACGGGGCAGGCAAACCACGCCAGGAACGGCGCACGCGTGGTGGGGTATGCTATCTACTCTCGTGACGATAGACGAGAATGAGTATTCGAGTTTGGATGCGACTGTTCCGCCCGTTGTTAGCACGTCGTATGACGACATTGCCGAGGGTGATTTGTTAGGAATTAGCGTCACCGTTGCCGGAACCGGCGCAACCGGACTGTGGGCTGTAATGGAGTTTGTGAAACCGTGAGCGGAATAACTCTCGATACCTCTGCGCAACTGGCCGGAAATCAAGCCACTGACTACACCCTGGCGCTTAGTCCGGCGGTAGACACGTTTGTGGTTGCGTGGTTTATTGTCTACACCCCTAATACATTACCGTCGAGCGTCAGCATAACTTTCGGCGGTGTGGCAATGACGGCATTCTCAACTGTAGACGGGACAGACCGGAAGATTTGGGGTTTCTACATTCGAAACGCAGCGGCGGGAGCAAAAAACATTATCGCGACTCCGGTCGGGGGTATCTATAGTGCCGCGCTGGTTGGGGCGAGTTTCCTACGGGCCGGTTCTGTCGGCACTCCCGTCACGGCAACTGGCGATTCGAATAGTGCATCTTCGGACGTTGTGTCGAACGCGGCGAACCTGGTCATGGATTGTTTGAGTTGCGGAGATGGAGCCGCTCTAACTCCCGGCGCAGAGCAGACCGTTATCCAGCAAGGTGCTGGTAATGGTTGGGTTGTGTCATACGACAAAGGCGACGGGACAATAACCATGTCGGAATCGTGGTCAACGAATTCAAAGTGGGCTCATTCGTCTTATGAAGTACGGATGAAATCATCCGGGCAACCTGTCTGGTTTTAGAAAATGAAAATTGAAGAACTCGCAAAACAACTTCTTCCCTACCTCAATGGAACAATTTCTGTTACTGGCGCGCCAGTCAGCGGCTATGCTCCGTCTCCACATACGCTGGATAGCAACCACCATACCGGGATAATCACCGACGCGCAGCACGGCGTTCGCACGCTCGTCAACGCGCACGCACATAGCGCATTGAGCGGGGTGACGGCTAGCCAGCATCACGTCCAAACAAGCATTACCGCCGGGAATGGTTTGACCGGCGGAGGAGCAGGGGCTGGGGTGACTCTCGCGGTCGGCGTGTCGGGACTTGGTTTGTCCGTTGGTGCAGACGCGGTAGTGCTCGCGTCGTCTAGTAACCCTGGCGCGGCGGCGTCCATTCTCGCGTCTGACGCAAGTGGATATTTACAACTAACGCGGCTTGGTCTTGGCGTTTCGCCCGATTATCCATTACACGTGGTGGGCGCGTCTCGGATGGATGGCGATCTGACATTCGTGGGCGCGCAGTCTATACTTACCACCTCCGATAACCTGACGCTTGCTCCAGCGGCAGACTTGGTACTTACCCCCGGCGGAACGGCTCGTGTTATGGCCTCTTCAGGAGTGCGGTTGCAGTCTGACAATTACGCCTCGCAGACGACCGGCTGGGGCATCAGCTATGCAGGCAGCGGCGACTTCCGCTATCTCTATGCAGACGAACTTCACGCGAGGTCGTTTATCACAGACCTTGAACAAGCCTTAGCCGGTGGACAGATTATCTGTAAATCGGTCGCACCATTAGCGTCAGTGTTTACCGTTCCCGCCGCCGATGGATGGTTCACAACCATGTGGGTTGAGAGTTTCAAGGGATTTGAGAACGCCCATGTATTTGCAGATGGTGACATAGTCAGGCTTCGACAATTCAATAGAAGTCGGGGGGCTGTAAATTTACTGTCAAATCCGAGCTTCGAAACGAATCTTATCGGGTGGAGTGCTGTAACTCTCCTTCCGGGAACAACGTGGGTGAGGGACGAGAATACCGCCTACCAGAGCCAATGTTCTGGAAAGGGAACATTTGATGGCGCGCACGCCGTTGAGGGCGTTCAGACTTCCATAGCCGTCACGAGCGGAGTAACCTATACAGCATCCCTTTACATAAAGATATCGAGCGTATCCGATATACAAATGGACGTTGTTGCTCCGGGCGGGGAAAGTGGGAATATCGCGATTAATGGCACGGCAGATTGGACGCGTTATTCGTGGTCTTTCACTTCCAGTGCTGACGGTACGGCTAATCTTCGGGTATTCTCAGACCAAACGGCAACCGGTACATTCTGGATTGACAACGCACAGGTCGAGGTGAGCGCTACTGTCACCGACTATTGCGATGGTTCTTTGGATATAGCAAACTGCTGGGGTAGGGTATATTGGCAAGAGACAGATACAACGACCAAGTTCCAGCGTTATTCGTTTCAACGCTGGTCCGCTGGGGGGGAAGGTGCTGCAATAGCCGGGTCAGCCGTTGGCATAGGTACTTTGGCGTTGGATTATGGTACTGGTGCTGGCGGGTTTTTGGAAAGCAACGCCATTGACGGAGTGAATGGAGAATACGCTCCTTATCATCAGGTAGTAACCTGGACGACGACCCCCGCCTATGGATCCATAGTCCGCACCCGCCTGGGCAATCTCAAAGGTATTTTCAATGTCGCTAACGAATACGGACTCTATGCGGGCGCTGGAATACTGGACGCTTCTCTTTATCTGCGCATCAGCGACCAGGCCGCAGAACTGCATAATATTTCCCTCAAGATGTTTGACGGGGCTGTCAATACGGTACTTATCAGCCCGACCGCCCCCTCGTTTGCGATGGGCAGCACTCTACCGACTGCCTACGGAACCGGGACGGGTATCTGGATGGGCAAGGACACGGCTTATAAGTTCCGCGTGGGCGACCCTGCTGGCACTCGTTTGCAATGGACGGGCACGGCGTTGGAAATTTACGACGCTAAATTTACCATGTCCGGAGCGTCTTCTGCAATTGCGATCGGTACCACCCCACCAACTTCGGCGAGCGCGGGTACGGGCATCTGGATTGACCGGACGGGCATGTATGGCCTTGCCGCGAATGTCGTACAGGCGAAATTCGACGCGGCGACCGGCGCAATCACGGCGGGGGCGGGGAATACGATATTAAATTCTTCTGGTGTATTTATAAAGACAACTACAGATTTTACCTGGACAAATATAAATGCTTATAATTTTATTAGGCCCGATAATACTCTCGTGGGAAGATTGTATGCTACTTATTATGCCGCTACAGGTGAACAACAAGTAGGCATAGATGTTCCTGCAACGTCTGGAACGATTAGTCAGCTTGTTTTACAGGCTAACTCCCCAACCACTAAACAAGCATGGGTTTCATTAGGCGCTAAGTCTGGCAGTACGGCTATACAAATAACCGGCGTTGTTGATGACGATACGGGAACTCCATATTGGCAAATAGACGGAGCTAGCCTTACTATATATGAACACGGTCTCAACGTCGGCTCCGCCACAGGAGCGGGGCCGGGGTGCATATCTGTTTCTGGCGTGGCCGCTTTGACTACCCCAGCTGAGTCATGGGTGGGGCCATCCGCTACGGCTATACATTTCCAGGGTGGTTTAATTAGTATCGGGACGATTACCGCTTATGCTAATGCCAGTCTTACACTACTTGGTGGTGGGGCAGGGGGCGTAACTGTAGCATTTAGCAACGCGGCAGTTGCACTGCCGGGCGGGTTATCCCTAAAAACCGGATATGGTGTCGGTTATTTAGCCTGTCAAAATGCCGCCGGTAATGCCGGGGCGCCGCTGTACTCGCAGAGCATGAATTTATTTTATAGTCGCGCTGCCGGAGTGGTGCATTTTGACGATCCGTCTGACGCTACCTTGAAGAAGAATATAAAATCATTGCCATCTGGTGCGTTGTCCAAAATAAATGCCTTGAAGCCCAGAATGTATCAGATGCGGGCGGGCGCAAATCATCACCGCAAAGATGATCACACCAGACAACTTACTGGCTGGATAGCTGATGAGTTTGAGCAGGTTTTTCCGGACGCGGTTAGTCACGACGATGTAGGTAATTTCAAATCTCTGAACACATCTTGTATCCACGAATGGACTGTTGCTGCCATTCAGGAACTGTCTGCAAAAGTGGACGTGTTGGAAGCAAGAGCGAAATCAAAGGTTAGTTAACAACTGGCGTCTGGAATTGCCAATTATAGAAACCCACCCTGCGGGAAGATGCGATGCATGTGATCAATGCCAATAAGATGGCCGCGGTGGTTTCGTTTGTTTTTAATTAATGGATCTGGAATTATGAAACATACAAGAGCCGCTCAGGGAGAGTGGATTTTGTTCTGGAAGATGATGGGGTGGGTGAAGATTTGCCTATAGAGAGGTGCCCCCAAGGGGCACGAACCTATAGGCAAATTATCCCCCTTCCCGGCTGAAGGGGGAATTTCAAAAGGGGGCGAGGCGGATGGTATGGGGGTGAAATAGGTAATGGCGCCAACAATCTGTCCGGCATCTTTTTTGACAACGATCTTATGGATGAACCCCTGAAGCATCTGGCGCACCTGGTCGGCAGGAGCATGGGTGAGGGTCTCGACCAGAGTTTGCGAGAGACGGAGGAGGTCGGCCTGGGCCAGGGAGGGGACCGGGGAAGTGAACCTTTCCCCTGCAGCCGATAATCGGGGCATAACAATCTTAAATTTGACGCAATCCCCGGTCCTTCGTCTAAACACCGCCAACGCTTACGCCGGTGCTAGAAATTGGGCCATTGGAACCAATCAGTATGACTTTGGCGATCTTGTTATTTGGCAATCCCAGGCAAAAGGCGGGGATGCTTCTGGCAGTTCCACCGGTACACCTAGATTGTATATCAATCCTTCTGGAAACCTTGTCATCGGTGGCACGTCTGCTCAGGCTGGCTACGAACTAACGGTCTATAACGATGTCTATGTAGTAGGAGACGTTGGTTGTGCAACCGTCACTGATCATACTCCCTTCCCAAAAGACAAACAAGAGGCTTATGCCGCCGTATTGTCGTTGACCGGGAAGAAGGGGAAGGTAGAGCACGACAAACTACATCCGTTTATTGCAAGTCGGGGCGGGAGAAATTTATCAGCTCTTGTCTCAGCGCAGAACGAAATTATCAAAGACCTGATGACTCGAATTAATGCCCTGGAGAATATACAATAGAGTATAATTAGTCCACAACCGGCGTGAGCCGAAGGCGAAAGCATAGTAGAAATGGATACGAAATGGCAAAAGGTAAGAACTTTAGTCCAGAAAGTAAAATCCCGCAACCGAAATCGAACAAGGAATTGTGCGTGGAAGAAATCAATACCATCCTACATAAACACAATTGCCGCTTAGTCACGGTGCCGGTAGGTGCAATCTCGGAAGGCGGGCAGTTTGAATACCGATCCGCTGAAATTCGCATCGAAGAAAATCCACCCCGGCCAGAACCGCCGAAGGAATAATGTGAAAATATCCGGGCCGCTCGTTGTTGATGTTTCGCTTTACGACCACCACCTGAACATCCAGGAACTTTTGGACGGGGGTGTAGTCTCGGTTATTCTTGGCCTGTATCGTCAATGGAAAAGCGGTGTGGCCACATTACACGACAACTGCAAGCGCATCATTGACCAGATTTCCCCAAGTCCGCTAATCCTGCAAACCTACAAATATTACTATCCGCAGGAAGATCCCATCAAAGATGCGGACTGGTTCGTTGACACCATGAAGGAATACCCGGTAAAATTTGCGTGGGCAGACCTGGAAGAACACGGAAGTGTAATGTCCCAGAAACTCCGCTCGGAGCAAAACCGCCGATTTACAGCGCAACTCTATTCTCGCTTTACAAATGTGGGGGTCTATACCAGAAAATCATACGTGGAAGAATATGCCCCCGAAATGGACTTGTGGCTAGGCAAATATCCCACCTGGGTTGCACACTACGGACGTGGCCCGATGAAGAACGGGAAACAAGACGTGCAGAATATATCCTGGAAGGAGTTGAAAGCCAACTGGCTTCCCGACTATCCTGTTCTGGTTCCGAGCGGAGCAAAGAAATTTGTCGGTCACCAGTTTACCGGAAGTAATCCCGATATAGGATTCTTTCGTCTTCCGGGTGTATACAATCAATATGCTCCATTCTGGCCCAACGGTGGGAGAATGGCGCTTGATATATCGGTATTCACGCCGCAGTTCATAGACTCAATAGGAAATGCCTCTAATCAGCCCCCCACGCCACTACAAGATCCGCAGCCTACCCCAAGCGCTGATTATGTCGTAGTTCCAGCCGCCATAAATGTGCGCAGTGGGCCTGCTTCGACATACAAGCTGATTGGTATTGCCAAATGTGGCGATATTCTGCAAGTTACACCGGTTCGAGAGAATGGATACGCAAAACTAACCAATGATACGTGGGTCTACGCAGCCTATCTCAAAATCAAGTAAGAGGTGAACATGAACGACACAGCCACTAACTCAATTTCCATCATCAAGCAATATTTAGAGCAGGGGAAGAAAATTCCCGTCGGACTGAAGGACGATTTGCTTTTTGGCGCATTGTTGAATATTTACGAAGTGCAAGAATGTCAGGGACGGTCTATTTCTGGAATGCGACCCTGGGTTGGGTTGGTCAGGTGGGGCGCAACTATCCTCGGAGCGGCAATTATATTGCTGCTTTTGTCAATGCTTACGCACACGTTCACTTGGCCGTTTTAGTGGTAAAATTCAACCGGCGTGAAGATTGCCAATTCCCCGAAAGCGGAGCTTAGGGTAAACATGGACGGCACGTCAATTCTCCCACCTACCAGAAAGGAATGAAACATGGATAATCCAATTCTCACCGTTGCGTTCATCGTCATGATTACCAGCTTCTTCAAAAAGCAACTGGCACTCACCGGATGGAAGGTGCTGCTCGCGGCTTTCGTCGTTGCTCTGGTCGTCGGACTGGTCCCGGTTGCTATCGCGGCATTCCCGACCATTGCTTCCTGGCTAGCGGCCATCCTGAATGTAATCGTTTTATTCTTGACGGCTGCCGGGTCAATGGACTTTATTATTGCCGTGAGAACAACCACGAAGCCACCCGAACCCGGAATAAAATAATCTGAAACACTACCGGAAGTCACAATTGAACGGATACGACCCTGGCGTTCTGCCAGGGTCTCTTTTTGAGGAGGCACCTTGTCAACCATCACAGCAATTGTTACAGACACGCATATAGGAAGTTACACCGCTCTATCCTTGCACGAGTGGAATTGCGATACCGGCTTGGTTAACACGGACGGAACCCCCATCTATCACAAGTATCAAGCAACCATAGCACAAGACTGGATTTACGATTGCTGGCTTGATTTTTGGGGGTATGTAAAGAAATTGGCCGGGAAAAAACATCGGATCGTTGTAAAACATTTGGGGGATGTGATAGATGGATTTCACCCAAGATATATTCAAGCAATTCCAAACGTGGGCGACCAAAAGGGAATGGCGATTGAATTGCTCAAGCCTATCGTAAATATGGCCGACTCGTTTTACATCATCCGGGGTACAGAGTGCCACGTAGGAGAGGCTGGTCAGGACGAAATGGAGATTGCCAGAGAGCTGGGCGTTCCGTGTATTTGGGAAGGAATATTCGACATCGATGGATTGATTATTGACTGTGCTCATCACGGACGAGCTAGTAAGCGCGCGTGGACTTCTTCATCGGCAGGAATAGCGGCTGAGGCGATACACGATGCTGTAACAGATAGGCCCCCAAGAATTCCGCCGCGGTATGTCTTTCGTGGACACATGCACTTGATAGACGATAGTGGAGAGAAAGTTTCTGGCACGCGGGCATTGAGTCTTCCGTCGTGGGAACTAAAGAATGGATTAGGCCATCGTCTTGAGTCGGGTAAACGTGCCGACATTGGAGGGCTTATAATTTTGCCAAACGGGGAACTTGATCTATCCCACCTGCGCTATTTCGCCGCCCCTGGACAGAGAAAGGTTACTAAAATATGAGCAACCCAATAAACGATGCTTTGACAAATGGTATAGCGAGACAAACCACCGAAGACGATTTGACTAAAGCTCTTTACGATACCGCTTTACTCGACCGCGCCGTGTGCGAATCAACTAAATCCATCCCGCCCATGCGCCCCGCTGGATACGGAATTCTCGCGTCCGAACTGGCAGCGGCGAAGTCATGTGGAGAATCGTCGGCCCGTAAGTGGCTGAAACAGAACGGGTGGAAAAGCCAGACAATGCGCTATCCGTCCGAGACGGGCAAGATGGTGCATGGGCAGGTTTTTACGCCAGAATAAACCGTATCACAAACGCTATACAAAAGCACAGGCCCCGTTGAGGTCGGGGCCCGGCTGGCGATATGCTCATACCTCCAGTTTAGTTTGGGAGGAGGCGGTTTCGCCTTCGGTGTGATTATAGCACAGTTCCCCGCTTCCGAAAAGTTTAGCGGCTGTGCGAGACATTCCCGCCACACGTTTTACATTCGTAATCCTTGTCCCCAAACTCTGATTTTCCGCACCTACAAGCGCCCAATGTTGCGCGCGGAGGGTTGAGCAGCTTCACCAACATCTCAACCGGCACTTCTACATGGTAATTACCGTTGCGGTTTGCTTTGTACCGGATTTCCACAGTCTTCCCGTCGTCCGATACGCTTATGTCGTCTGCGTCTATTACTTCATACTGTTCGATCATAGTTGCATCTCCTCGGCTACAAATCTTTCCCGGATCGTGTACTCTTTATCTCCGATTCGGTACACCGTTCCCGCCTCGTACAAATGCTTTGTGAGTCGCCATTCTTCCTTCCCCATGCTATCAAATCCCGCCATTGTTGGCTGCCGTATCCAGACCTGTTTGGTATTTCGGTAGCATTTGGTTATGTCGTAACCACGAGAGGGCAATGGCTTCTTGCTTCTGTGGGGTCTACGGGTTGTCATGAGAATTATTTCTGGCAAGAACAAACCAGTCCATGTCAAACCATTTTGGTTCTTTCCAAATTCCAACAACGCGAACCATAAAACCCGTAGCGCAATGGTCTCGTCTTATTTTATCAACAATAACAATTTGGCCCTTTTTCATTTTATAATTGTAGTCTTTGCGAACCTTTAGCTCCATGGATTCATCCTCTCTCTAATTCTCTATGCAATATATTCTGCATACTTGCCCGTGGAATATCTATCACCGTTTTCTTGCAGGTCTTGGGTGTGTTTGCCCAATCGTTTCCGTGCTGCCAGTGCCGCGATTGCGTTGACCAGAGACCCCGGCCTCCATACCGTAAAAGGGGCAAGTCCATTGTGCTTTACCAGGTATTTGTCGAATTCTTCCCGGTATTCTTTGAGCAGATCATCTATCCTGAATTCGCTTGCGGCGATATTGAGTTCTCGCAAAGAGACCAGCCAATCAGTTCCGCGTCCCTTCTTCTTCCCGCGTGCAAACGGTGGCGGCTCAAATCCCCATAGTTGACAAAATGCGGTCAGGGCGGGCCAGACATCCTCGGGATAGTTGCTGATGTCGTAACGATTCACCCCTACCTCAATAAGTGCTTTGCGAATTGGTGTATTGGGTATGCCTTGTTTCATTCCTCATTTCCTTTCGTGTGTCCGTTTCGCGTCTAAACTTTATGAAACGGGGAGGGCGTTACTCGTTATCGGCGTAGCACAGGTCCGGAATATCCCGTTCATGTGGCTCCACGGCCTTAGTCCACACACATTCTGCGAGCCAGGTGGCGGCGGAATGATTGTCGCCAATCTTGCCCCAGTTGTTATATTCTTCAAGCATTCCTCGCGCTTTGTCCAGGGCGACGCGAAGTTGGACAATGGTTGCGCGAAGTTGGACAAATTCGGCGGCGACGTCTCGCAATATATCGGCTTGATTGTGTCGCCCCTCCTTGTCCAGGGATACAGCGGCTTTCTCCAAGACGTTCGCATAATTTATTTCGCTCATTTTTCCTCTTCTTTCTGCACCCAGGCTATGGCAGCGACCAACCATAGGTAGTAGTCAACCGTTTCGTCGTAATACTTTACGATATAACCAATCAAGTTCCGCGCTTTGTCCAAATCGGCGCGCAGTTTCGCCAGTTCGTCCACCCGTTCAGTGTATCCGCAATCGCAATACTTCAAATCGTCCGTACACATGAGACGACAGGTACACATTTCGTCGTGGCGCTTTACAAACTCATCAAGGTTGCTCATTTTTCTTCTTCCTTCTGGGCCCAGGCGCGTTGCCTGTTTGTTAGCCAATAAACGACCAGGCACCCATTCTTTTCGCCGTGTTCTCTGGCGGCCCGCTTCGTGGTTATGCCATAGGCCGGGATCAGGTTGGGCAAGTCTGGTTTCTTCGTGACGGTCTCGACGCGGACGG